AACGGTTCGCTGTAACTTTGTACTTGTTCACTAATTCTATTAAGTTCGTGTTTAGCACAGAACTTCATAAGTTTTACACCAACTTGTGCAATTTCTTTAGGTTTGCTATTATCTGCAATAACCTGTGCTAATATTTGTTTAATCTCATCTGGCTGTGCAGTTAAATCACAAAGTGTTACATTACGTTGATAGTCTTCAAGTACTCTATGTTCTTTGCCGTCATGATCAACCCAACGTTGTAACATTAAGTTGTTCCAGTTATAGCCTTTAGATTCTTTGTCTTCAAATGCTTCCATTAAGCCTACTTTACTTTTTGTGCCTTTTACTCGAACACCTGGATATGCACTAAACACATTATCACTTGTGTCACCACGCATACACTTTTCAAACAATAACCATTGTGGGTTTGGAGCAGGCTTAGGCTCTTTAGTTTTTTTATCAATTACAGGATTACCTTTTTTATCAAAGTAACCTTCATGAGTAATTGTTACATCTTGTACACCATTGTACTGTTTTACATTGGGAGCAATTAATTGTGCAAAGTCTCCGTCAGTTGAAATAACAACATGATTGTCATTAGGGTGAGATTGTATCCAACCTGCAATCAAATCATCTGCTTCGAGTTGCGGGTGATGTAAAACAGTACAATTAGTTTTGTTTGTAACAAAGTCTTTAAACTCGTCAAACATTTCCCAGAATACTTCTTCTTCCTCTTGCTGACTTGCAGTTAGTGCCGCACGAGCATCACTTCTATTTCTTTTGTAAGGCTCATAGTAATCTTTACGCCAACTACGTCCTTCAAGACAAAATATAACATGACTGCCATCAAAGTCTTGCCATGCTTTTCTAATACCGTTCAAGGTAATATGAAAAGCCATACCAACTTTATCTGTAAGGTTACCTCGTACTACGTGTCTTGCACGAAAGAAAGTGTTAGCAGTGTCAACAAGTATGTATGTCATAATGTACTATAATCCTTAAAAACTTTCATTTATAGTATTATTATACTACTTCTTATCAGTATTGTCAACCTGTTGTTTTGATTTTTCTTGGATTTCTGTCAATACATCTTTGTTCATAAAAGGAACAGCATTAAATTCTTCATGATCAAAACTGTTTGTAAGTCTCAAATCAAATGCTACACTAACTCGAAGATCATCGCGTGTATGCGGTTCAACGTAGTGTGGTGTACAACTTGGAAATAATACGCAACCACCTTTTTTATTTGGTAGTGCAATTTTTGATTCAGGATCAAATGTTGAATGATATACAGTTCTTGTATGATAATCGTCAAAATGCATATTACCACTTAGATATGAATCTGGCTGAGCACCGTGTGCGTGTGAGTCCATGCCTTCGTCTTTACGTAACACATTTGCCCAACAAACAATTTGCAAGTCTTTTAATTCTAATTGTTGCTTCTGAACATATTCAAGATACGAATATCTAAGAAACGTTAGTAACTCTTTAAATGAATCAAGGTCTTGATTAAGTAGATTGTACTTTCCAAAACGTGTAGTAATATGGTTATCATCTAAACCAGTACCGCCCGAATTTGTATACGCATAATCTTTAAGAATTGTTTCTTCGTTATCAACAATCCATTTGTGAATAGAATCAACATGGTTTAAGTCAGTCCAGTTTGTTAACCAAAGAGGAATATTCCAACTTGGTGCAAACTCTGTTAATGGGTGATAACTCTTAATTCTTACTAACGACATTACTTAACCTCCGCTTTTCCGTCACCTAAATTTTTTGTATTGATGTATCCTGCATTTCTTGTAGGGTCTTGGCCTTCTTCTGCAAGAACATTTCTTGCAAGATCCTTAAACCACATATCAACGATTTCTTCGTTGCTTTCGCCTTTATATCCAGCATCAATCAGTTGTTCAATAAATTCATTATTCCAATCAAGTTCAAAGAATCCATTTTTAATATTTTCTTTATTAACCTGTGTATCAAGAACGCCAACCCAAGGTTTCTTAGCCTTAGTTGCCGCTTCTTTATCTTTCATCATTAGGTCACGATGAGAAAGTTCTTTTGTTTCTTTTTCTTTCTTCTTAAACATATTTTTAAGTTTATCCATCATAGTCCAGCCTTTCTCGCCGCTTCATCTAAGCGATCTATTGTTTTTATTTTATGTTCCCCATGCGTTGCCGAAGATGTCGACGTGTAGTCTGGGGGTATAACGCCACCCTCGCTCCATTGCCAATCCTGCGACTCGTCGTGTGTTGAGTTTGTATTCTTCCGACCTACCACCGAGAGGCATAACATATACAGGGCAATCAATTCCTTCTTTGCGATATTCATTAACTGCTTTAGTAACTTCGTCCACATCTTGTTCATCAGCCACGACAAACTTGAAATACATATTACTACCAGGTACGTCGTAGTAACTACGAGCAATTTTAGGATTGATAGCATCATTCCAAGACTCTCCTGATACGGAAAGTTTCGGAGAGCAACTAAAAGTGATTTCGAATCTGTCTTGAGATCCGAGATAATCTCTGAAATCGTCTCTGAGAGATTGAGTTGTATTTGTTTCAAACGTAACATTTTTCAAGTCCTTCATCTTTGGGTGTTCGAACAAATCGATATAGAGTCGTTGCCATCCAAGCAACGGTTCGCCACCGGTTAGTATAAAATGAACATCCTGTCCATTATCCATCGTCCATTTACCTTCAGGAGTCAAACTTAGAACATAGTCAACAACTTCGTCAACAGTATGATCCTTCATGTATTTTTTAAACTCAGGATAGATACTTGCATATGTATCACAGCCTGTGTGAATAATAGGCAAGTCTTCAAACTTTGCAACTTTATCAGTTATGCCCGAGTCCAATAATTCTTTAACTTCTGGATTATACTTAACACCAGTTTCTCTCATTGGAGTACCTCTCGGCAATCCAAAATTCATACAACGAAAGTTACAACCAAATGTACGTAAGAACACACTTGGTACTCCTACGAATCTACCTTCACCTTGTACACTATAAAATGCTTCTGAATATCTAAGTTTCATTATTTCACCTGTACTAAAGGTTCGTTAATATACGAATCGTTATAGTCGCCGTTGTTTTTATACTGCCTAATAGTAGTATCTTTAACAAGCATACCGTCTTTAACTGTGTAGGTAGTGTATTCTGCTTTGATTACACCTTCCTTGCTTCTTTCAATATGTGTTTTCATTGGTCCTTCATCTATCATCTTGGTGCAAACTCCTGTTGTAATTTAATATTATCCATGAACTCTTTTTTAGTACCCGGATCGTCTTTAAAAGATCCTCTAAGTACTGTAGTCTGTGTTAGACTACTATGTGCCATAATGCCTCTATTTTCACAACAACCATGTGTTGCTTGAATATAAACACCTAAGTGTTTTGCATTTGTGGCTTTTTCGATTTCACGTGCAATATCATTTGCAAGTTCTTCTTGCAATGTTCCACGTCTTGCACACCACTGTGCTATGCGTGTATACTTCGAAAGTCCGATAACTTTACCATTAGGAATAACACCAATATATGCTACACCTGTTACTGGTTGATGATGATGTGAACAAACAGATCTAAGTTCGCTTCTAACAACAAGCATACCTGTGTATGCATCTTCTCCATTATTTGGAAATGCTGTAGCATTAGGAATACGATCATAACGTCCTTGCATAAGTTCGTTATAATACATTTTAGCAAGTCTTCTTGCTGTACCTTGCGAGTTAGGATCTGTATGCCTATCGATAATTAGTGTATCTAAAACGTTTTCAAAGGCTTCAGTTGCTTCATCAATTAACTGATCTTTTTCACCAGCATAGATAAACTCACTAATGTTATCTCCTGCCCAATAACGCTTCTTTGCGTCTTGCAGTCTTCTTGTTACTTCTAATGTCTTTTTCAATTTCATTCTCCGAGTTATAGACGTGGATGTCTATTATTGTTTACATTATATACTTTATTTAGGTTTTTGTCAAGTATATTATGCACTTAGAAATACTTTTTGAGCATCTCGATCTCATCATTATATTCTGCAATAATTTTGAGTTCTTTTTCAATAGTCTCTAAAGTATCAGGATGTTCTGCAACACCCGCCGCATTCTGCATTAGGATTTCAACATTAATTCTATGTTTTTCAATATGTCCTTTTGCGTGTTCAATTAAGCCTTGTACGATTGCTTCTCTTAAATCTGCCATTTTTATTCCTTTCCGATTTGTGTAATAAATTCATTTGCAATTAGTATATGTGCATTTGTATCAAAATGTTCATCGTCAATTGTAAATGAATCTAAGTTATCTTTGCTTTCCAAAAAGTCTTTTACAGTTTGGTTAGCAACTTTACCATACGAACAGTCTCCAAGCATATTTAGATCTTTAGGGAGCCAAGTGTCTTCATTAATGGCAAAGATTTTTAACTTTGCATTATTTTCTTTGCAAAGTGTATTCCAAAGATATACTTCTTTGAAAAATTCTCTCTGTGAAACAATGGTCATTAGTTCATACCATGCTTTAATTCTTTGATAGCCTTCTGTTTGTAAATTTGGTTCTTGTAAATCAAATGGACCAAATGTAAAACCAATTTGCGGAGGAATAGCATAATCACCTGCAACAGTAATACGACCGCCATCAAAACTTTTATTTGTATCGTCCCACATATTAATATTATAGCAGTCGATACGTCCTTTTGTTTCTTCTAACTTCATATGACGTTCAAGTGGAACAATATTTTCATAGTGAGAAGGATTTGAAAATCCTACTCTAAATCTGTTCCAATATGATTGTTGAATAATAACTTCGTCTATGTCTTTGTACGTTTTGAACAAAAACGCAAGACGTTCACTGTAATCATACCAACCTCTACCAGGACAAGCAAAAATTACTCCGTCTTTGTTTTGATTGTTAATATAGATTTCTGCCCAGTTGTTGTCATTCCAACGATCACGTGTACCTTTGGTATTAGTATAACTGTATCCAGCACTATGACTACAACCTATTACGGCAGTTCTCATTATACACAATCCCCTTCTAAATCCACAAACAATCTTGGTTGCTTAGGATCAATATATCTGTATTTTTGTTTCTCAGGAATAACTCCGCGAACACCGCCTCTTGGGTCAGCCATATCGCCTTTAC